ACCGCTCCGGTGCAAACTGAATGTATCGTAGGGCAGACTTATGAATCAAAGGAATCAGGAAGTTTTCCTGAAAGTTCATAATAGTACGCTTCTGACGTTTGATAGACGCTGCCTGTAGCATAGACATACCAGAAGCAGTGGAGTTACGGGGGTTAGCAAAGTTGCTGTTAGCTCCGTCCATTGCTCCAGTACCCATCTGAACCATACGTTCTAGTTCAGCACTTTCAGTAAATGTAGTGTTGGCTACATTTCCAAAGTTTAAGGGGAGCAAGGCTGACCGAGGATCACCGTTTGTAAGGATTGTCTTACCGGCTTTGACCTCGAACTTGACTCCCCTTGGGAGACGAGTAGCATCCACACCCATCATGGGGTGCGTTGTAAGGGCCAGAGCGTCAATCCTTGCTCTCAGTTCTGCATCTAGAGCCTTCTGAGGATTGTAACCTTTCTCTGCCACGCCTCGTCCCCAAAACTTATTAGGAACCCGATCTAGCTGAAAAGACACAAACGGACGATCTTTCATTAGATATGGATTTTCAGCCGCCTTAAGAACTACCGAATCGTTTGCAATAACAACAACAGCTTCTACAAGTTCGTCGTCTTCATAATCAAACTCTTCTAACAACCCTTCGGTTTTGTTGTTAAGATACTTCTTGGGAACCCGTCCCCAGTATTCTACGATCTTAACCTTATCCATATCGGAGTAATCACCATCCGAATCTTCGTCATAACCAAAGTCAACATGGTCATAACTTCCCAGAGGTTTATCTTCGTAAACCCCTTCTTTCATTCCTTCAATAATTTCATACTTGGGTTTAGCAACGACCTGTGCAACACCCAGAGCTTCGTCAATAGAAGTTACACAAGGATAATAACAAATTCTTTTGGTGTAAGGGAGTCAACCTTTACAGAAGTAATTACATTTTCCTGAACACTAACATCTGTAGTAAGCGTGTTAGGAACAGCGGTTTCTACTGGTACACGTTCTATTTCATCAATAACATTAATTTTAGCAATACCTGTACCGTAGATAGCAGCATTCAAAAGACACTCAACTACTGCATCTTTTACTTTACACCTGTTCAGGTCTTCCTGCAAAAGAACCTTAACTACTGTAGCATCGATAGAGTTCTGGTCAAGAACATCATCACGCAGATCAAACCACATGTCCTGACCAAAGATAGCTTCTTCCAGTTCCGCTACAGTCGATTCAATAGCCTGTTGTGTAGCAGGAGAAATCAACTTGGAGTTTTCGGACTCACGGGTTTTATCTTCATAAGACCAGATACCACGCCAGATGCGATAGTACTCATCCCAGTTTTCTAGATAGTTGGTGTTACGATGGGTTTCCCATTCTTCCACCTTACTCATAACCCACGAAACTAGGGATGCCTGAGGGTCTTTATATGATAGTTCATCCATAAATTAATATCCTGATACAGTATCCAAAGGTTCCCACTCGTCTACTTCTATCTGCTGTGCAAAGTCTGCTACCGAAACTTGGTCTATGTATGCCAAAGAGTCTAACAAGTCATCGTGAGAAAGTGGACTTGGAAAGTCTAGCATCTGACTTATAAAGTGGTGGTTCCACTCTGCCTTTCTAAACTTGATCTTGCCGTGTTCGAATCTACCCTGCAACGACCAAACTATTCTGTCTTGCTTTCTTTTGCCGCCATGAGTAACATCTGTAAGATTAATCCAAGAACCTCTTGTTCTCATTTCATCTTCGATGTAGGGCATGATAGCATTCTTAAGCGCACCTGCTTCAATTCCTACTGTCGTTGCATTTACATCTTCAGCTATCGTAATAATCTTTTCTGCTGTCTCTTTGATGTTCCAACGACCGTGGTGTATATCTTTAACTAACCACTCGTCACCAACTACTTTAACTACTGATATAGCTGTTTCGTCTAGTTTAGAAGACTTTAGTCCGCGGGACTTATCGCTTTTTTCAAAACCCGCCGGATCGACCGAAACCACATACGAACCCGTTTTAGAGGCCGTATCTTCATCAAACTCTTCATCATCTTCATATTTAATCCATTCTTCTTTAAACACACCACCTGAAAAACTTTCAAAGGTAGCTTCAAATTCCTGACGAAATGCCTGAGTAGACATTGACTTTTTAGCTGCTTCAATTTCATCGGGGTCCAGAAAAGGATTATCTGTTGAAACAAACTGATAGGATTCCCAATCCTTTTCGTTTTCCGGTAGTTGTGCTTCTATCCACAGCTTGTGAAAGTGGTTCTTACCTGCGGGTGTACCTATAAACAACGCACCACCCTTAACGTCTGCCAGTGTGGGCCTAAGGATCATCTCCCACACTTCTGGTTTCATTGAGGCATATTCATCCATTACGACATATGCTAGACCTACGCCTCGTAGTGTATCTGGTCTATCTGATCCCTTTAGATAAATCTTACGGTCATTGACCAGTGTAATTGTAGCAGTGTTCTCATGTGTGCTTTTGATTACATTCTGGCCTACGTCCTTGAGGATTGACCAGAGAATATCTTTAGCCTGTTGAAATGTAGGGGCTACATAGAAGACATCCTTGTCCTCACTTTGGAGTGCTTTAATAATCAGCACCCATGCAGCTAAATAACTCTTACCAAATCTCCTGCCACAACTTGCTACTTTAAATCGTTTGTCAGACTTGAAGATTTGCATCTGAGCATCGTGAAGAGTAACCTTTAGATCAGGCATCTTTTAGTTCTTCAAACTCTGCTTCAAATACTTCCTGCTCTTTTGCTTCCTTTGCTTCTACAGCTTTTACACCTTCGATTATGATATTAACACCTAAGTCCTGATGTTCGTGTGTAATCTCTACTGCTTTTGAGGTAGGAATAATTCTGTCCATACACATCTTCAGACAATGCCTGTCGCCCTCCAATGCCATCTCAATTACCTTGTTTACAATCTCCGGTCCTTTGGTGGACATAAGTTCTCTTGAGAGCTTTGTATATTTGTTTAGAGAACCTTTAGGTCTTCCTTCTGGATTGAGGGCCTTCATACCCTTGTAGAAGTTTGGATTACCTCGTTTCTTCTTTACTGGTGTTTCGTCTGACATTTATCACTCCTGACTTTGCCCTACTATGTAGGAAGACAGTTACCATTTTTTACAACTCCAATATCGTGCAGATAGTTTACTGGGTGGAGATGTATCACACTTGTGCCTCGCACGGAAGCTCTTGCGGCGCTTAGGTTGATCCTTTTTGATACTCATGTTGGGATCACCGAATCTAACCAACCGAACCTTATCCCCTTGCTTTGCCAGAACTGCAAACTTCTTTGACTTGCCGGGAGTCCTTTTCGGTTTATTATATCCAGAAAACTTTTCGCCTCGGTAGGTTATCATTTTTTCTTCTTAACTTTTTTCTTCTTTTTCTTGGCGGGCTTTTTGTAACCGTAGTTCATATCGCTCTCCTTTAAAAGACAAACCCCAAACCTAACGGTTTGAATAACTTAAGTATCTTAAGAATTAACTTAGTTATTAATTTTAATAACATACTTAATGAACAACCTAATATAACTATATTATAACATATTTAGCTTCTTTTGTCAATAGGGTTCCTTAGGATTTCTTAGGAATAACCCGCCTCACCCCAAAAGTCAACCCCTAAGTTGTACTTTAGTTAAGTTAATTATCTAATTCATGGACCTCCAAATTGCTTCCCATGTGGTCATGAGGGTATATATAACATGGCGAGGCGTCAAGGGGGCCCCCCCGGCCTACCTATGACTACCACAGAACCCCATGGACTTCCTGAGAAACACAGCGCCACCTCAGGGATGCCTCAGGACTGCCGGAGAAAACGAAAGGAGGAAGAATGCCTGAGTGTGGATATATGGGACGTCCCAAGAAATCCTCAGGACCACATCAGAACCACCTCAGAACCACCATGCGACCAGATACCTTATACATACGCAGGGAGAACTGTTGCATAATTGTCACACTTTGGAGGATATTCAGAAAAAAATGGGATATCCCAGAATTTTCTCTGGACATCCTCAGAACCTATCCCTACATTCCCATCATCAACAACGCAACGAAGGAACGAAACTATGAAGACCTATACCGTGGAACTGTACTTCACAAACTGGATTTTCGCGGAAGCCGTCGAGTTCACTGCCCCAGAAGGCCTAGACGAGGACCAGTTATGGGAAGCAGTCTGTGCCGATTATGAAGGTTATCAGGTTGACAACCGCGACGTAGTAGTAGGGGGCGTCGCTCCCTCTTACTGCTAATTCAAACCACCACACCGAAAGGAAACAAAGCTATGACTACTATAGAAACCGTAGAAGTAACCGCCGAGACCATCAACAAGGAACTGATCAAGGCAGTCAAGACCGATGCGAGGGTAGCTCGGAAGCTAGTGCTGGAAGTGCATCCGTTCGCTGCTGAGATACTGAAAAAGGAGACCGACGGCGCGTGGCCCACGAAGTCTCTCACTGTCAAGATGATAGACGCCTCTCAGGTACTACAGGACATGTTTGTCGGTCTATCTCAGGCGGACCGATCGAATCATGTTCGGGATATCAAATTCGTATCTGAGAACTTCGATGCGGTAGTGGCCGAGGGAGAGACTAACGGCTGGCGGAAAATCGATGCTATGCGTAAAGCTATCCAGAAGGCTCAGAAGGCTGCTGAGAAGGATACCGAGGAAACTTCCGAGGATACTCAGGAGGCTACTCAGGAGGCTTCTGAGGCTACTCAGGAGGCTACTCAGGAAACCCCTACGATCAGCATCAATGACATCATGTCAGCGATTATGAAACATATTCCTGACGCCACGAATGCACAGTTACTGGCGGTAGCGGAGGAACTGGACCCGCTGCCTAGGGAGACGAAGGAACTCACTGGCGAGGAACTGCTACAGTCTCTTGGAATGAACGCCTTCAAGTGACTTCTACGGAGCCCCTTGACACACGTCAGGGGGTTCTATAGAGTTCATTTATCAACATGAAAGGAATATCATTTTTCATGGATGAACGGCAGAAATATCCATTTTCAGAGCCAGTTATCGTTTTTCAGGAAGGAAACTGAACTATGCAGATCAAACACCTCGGATCGAACATGACTGAACTTCAGTCTGGTAATGTCTCGGTACTCTTTAGTTATGAAACCCCGGTAGCTGGATGGGACTGCAAGGGACCATTCAGAACAACGGAATACTTCAGTCGCACCACGTCGAAACATATCAACAAATATCTGAAGCTATATGGTGGCGAAGATAACTGTAGACAACTCGACCAGTCTATGATAGAAAGCATCTGTGAAACATGGGACGTCCCAGAAAATTGAAAGGTGAAGATATGACTGCTAGAGTATGGACCAAAGAACAGACACAGGAAACAATCAAGGCACTCCGAAGGGCGGGGTACACCATCCCGCCCAAAGGGGACACTGGAATGTACAAGACAGAAGAGGAATACGAACCGGGTAAAAAAGTTTTTGTTGCAATGGTAGGAACAAGGGGGTATCTTGTCAGGTACTGGGATGGATTGTTTCAAGAGGAGGACGAAGAATGAATTACGAAACTCAGGAAATCATTTCGAAACTACGGAAAGCAGGAGAAAAGATAGCAATGCAACACGCACATGGTAGCCCATATGATAGAGGATCAGCGGATAGGTTCTACAATCGCAACTACAGCCCACACTGGTGGCCCGAAGGAACCGGCAAGGGGTACAAGGTACCGCGTGAGATGATGACTGCGGCCCAGATTGCGGAGTATCTGCGGGGGTGGCGTGAAGAAAACGATAGAAAGGATTGGGGCTAATGTTGGGAATAATGTGGAAGAAGATATGTAAGCACTGGAAAGTAGAGGAGCGTATATTCTTCTGTTGGATTATAGTTTTACTTGCTTATGTGGAGATATTTCTATGAAAGAGAAACATTTAGTTGCGTACATGGAAACCGCCTACGCATTCGCTGAATGTAGCACTGCGAGGAGGCTCAAGGTGGGGTGTATCATTGTGAAGGACGAAAGGATTATATCCATCGGATACAATGGCACACCCTCTGGATGGGACAATAACTGCGAGTCAGAACTATACAGCACCGACATAGACGAGAACCCCAGACTAATTACCAAGCCTCAGGTTCTACATGCGGAGTCCAATGCGATAGCGAAGCTTGCTAGGTGTACCGAGAGCGGAGAAGGTGCCACGTTGATATGTACACATGCACCCTGCATGGAATGTGCCAAGTTAATCTTGCAATCTGGGATCGTGTGTGTTATATATTCAGAAGACTACAGAAGCCCAGATGGTCTTGAGTTTCTGACCGAGGGCGGTGTTCAAATCGTCCAAGCTAAGATGGAGGTTGTAAACGTATGAACATATTCTACCTACATGAGAACCCACAACGCTGCGCTGAAATGCACTGTGATAAGCATGTGGTCAAGATGATACTGGAGTCTGCCCAGTTACTCAGCACGGCGCACCATGAGATCGACGGGGAGCCTAGTATTGAATGCTACAAGTCAACGCATGAGGGTCACCCAAGTGCTGTGTGGGCAAGGGAAAACCGTAGTAATTACATATGGTTGTGGAACCTTCTTAATAGTCTATGCAAGGAGTACACAAAGAGGTATGACAAGGTTCACAAGACCGAGAGAATCGGCATGGTAAGGGACTTGGGCAACTGTCCTTATGAATTACGCAACGGTCCCTTCACTGACCCACCTCAATGCATGGATGACTACTGCAAGGTGCCGGGTGATACCGTCATGGCGTACCGTAACTACTACATTAATGAGAAATCTTACATGGCCCGCTGGAAATGTACCCCTGAACCAATCTGGTATACCATCGGCATGGCCGCACAAATGAAGGAGACTGCATGATGCCTAAGAAATATAACTGGACTTACGACGAAAAGATTACAGCCGAGGAGTTTCTATTGCGACTTGTGCCTTTGGTAAACGGTCCCGTTCGGACACTATGGGAGTGTGATGGGGATATGTTTATGTCTGACTATGCCAAGCTGTGTGACGCAGCGGCACGTCTCAGGATATTCGAAGACCAAGTAAAGAAGAAAGAAGAGGACAAGTAAATGCGATGTAAAATCTGTGACATTAAACTAAATAACTCAGAATTACTTCGGAAGGATGTCGATGGCAATCACATGGACACATGCAACAAGTGCATAGGTGCCATCTATGAAAACACCGACGAGTTTGATTTTATTCTGGATGTCAACTTAGTGGTTGACAATGAGGATGAAGGAGTGTAGTATACTAGGGTATCCTAAGGAGATAGATTATTAATCATTAATGTTATTCTCCTTAGGATACTTAAGAAATCTGGGATGTCCCATAATTTAGAAAGGATTGGTTATGTCTATCAAAGATGGTCGTCGTAAGGCACCGAAGAAGAAGAACCCTGTCGCTCGTGACATGCACAAGTTCAACAAGCGGAAGGTCTTTCGTAGTCAGAAGAGTAAGCTGGCAACTGAAGCAGTCGATGAGGAACTTAAGGATTACATGAGAGGTAACTATGATAGATAATGTATGGGTTGTCTTTTCCTATGACGGCTATGATAGTTCCAAGATTCAGAAGGTCTTCACATCTGAGGAGATGGCGTTGGATTATCGGGACTACCTGACCCAGATAGGGGACGATAGATGGAATGGTTTCTACGTTAAAAAGTTTCAGATCGAGAAAGGTAGTTGACAATGGGTATTTTTTCCAGTAGTATAATGGGTGTAGTATGAACGCAATGTATGACATAATAGAGGAGTCATGATATGATTACTGAAGGAACAGTTGCTTTTTCGAACCTTGAAGAAACGGAACGCTACAACGGACAGGACACTGGAAAGTATTCCATCGTCCTCACGCTGGAGCCTGACGAAGCAGCCAAGCTGGCACAGGAGGGAGTCAAACTCCGTGAGTACAAGAACCAGCCACAGCGTAAGTTCGTCACCAAGTTCTCTGGTTTCCCTGTGCTTGATGCGGAAGGAGAACAAATCTCCAAGTACATTCCGTATGGGTCCAAGGTCCGAGTGATGTGGGAACCGGGCAAGCCCCACCCTCAACACGGCGTTGCTCCGTACTTCAAGAAGATCAAAGTTCTTGAGATGGCGGAACAAGTCGGAGCGGACGACGAGGATTTCTGATGCAGGAATCCACCTTCATTGGCAAGGCTCCCTGTCCGTCATGCAGAGAGAGCGGCGAGGACAAGTCAGGTGACAACCTCGCAGTCTACGATGACGGACATGGGTACTGCTTCAAGTGTGGTCATGTGGTGTCGGGGGGATCATTCGATCCCTCCACACTGCCCACAGAAAATCTGGGATCATCCCATAAAACGAGAGGACTAGAAATGGTTGGTGTATCAGGACCAATTAACGACAGGAAGATATCCCAGCGGATCGTTGAGAAGTACGGCGTGACGCTGGAGCATGACAGAGAGAGTGGTCAAATACTCAAGCACCACTATCCCTACTACGAGCAGGGTGGTGATGTAGTAGGAACCAAAGTACGCAACTGCCCAAGCAAGGAGTTCTATACCACGGGTACAATGGAAGGCACTGGTCTGTTCGGACAGAACGTTTGGAACAAGGGCGGTAAGTTCGTGACGATTACTGAAGGTGAGATCGATGCTATGGCTGTAGCTGAGATGTTCGATGGAAAGTATCCCGTCGTCAGTCTGAAGCGTGGTGCAGCAGCAGCATCGAAGGACATCAAGGAAAGTCTTGAGTGGCTGGAGACGTTCGATAAGGTAGTCATCTGCTTTGATAACGATGCGGCTGGAAAGAAAGCATCTCAGGAAGTGATGTCCATCTTCTCACCGGGCAAAGCCAAGGTGGTATCCCTCCCTCTCAAGGATGCAGGGGAGATGCTACAGCGTGGTAAGGTTCAGCAGTTCGTGAAGGCATGGTGGGGAGCAGAGGAATATAAACCTGCCGGTGTCATCTCACTGTCTGACGAGAGTTGTTGGGATGCGTTCGTGAACCGTGGCAAGGCGGAGATTATCCCCTTCCCTTCCTCGTTTGGTACGCTCAACAAGATGATGAACGGTGGCATGGGGGCAGGGGAGGTGACCGTGATCGGTGCCTTAACTTCTGTGGGTAAGACCACCTTCGTTACCAATCTGTTGTACGGTATGTACAAGGAGACGAACCGAAGGATCGGTGCTGTGTTCCTTGAGTCATCCATCGGTGAGACTACGGAGAACGTGGTCAGTGTCGTAGGTGGTGTGAACATCAAGCAGATACCGGAGGAGGAGCGGGACTACAGTGGTTACCGTAAGTTCTACGACGAGGTGAAGGAGAGCGACAGGATTCATATCGATGACCACATGGGATCATCTGACATTGACGACCTGTTCTCTCGTATGCGCTACCTCATCAAGGGACTAGACTGTGAAGTGATTATCCTTGATCCTCTGCAAGCTGCGGTGCAGTCCAACGAGAACGGATTGATTGATGACTTCATGGACAGGTGCCTGAAGATTGCCAAGGAAACCAACGCGGCTATCATCATCGTGTCCCACCTGCGTAAGCCCAGCGTCAAAGACCCTCACGATGTCAACGAGTACGACATGAAGGGGTCAGGGTCCATCAACCAGATAGCATTCAACACGCTGCTACTCAGCCGCGCCAAGCTGTCTGACGATGATTACACTCGTAACTGTACCAAGGTACAGCTTGTGAAGTGCCGTCGCACAGGACGGACAGGACATGCTGGCTGGCTGTACTACGAGATCGACACTGGACGTATGGTCGCCGGTGCCGCACCCGAAGTGCATGAGGTTGCTGATGAAGAATTCTGATCTGGGTAGACTGAACCGTTCTTTGTACATAAAGATGAGTACCAACTATTCCTGTGAGGTATGCGGAGGTACGTATCCTGAGGAGGTTCTTGAGTTTCACCACCGTGATCCATCGAAGAAGGAGTTCGGATTGAAATCTTCTAAGTGGAGATCACATAGGTTGAACAAAGAAGTCTTTCAAGAAGCAGCGAAGTGTGCTATACTATGTAGTAACTGCCACAGGTTAGAACACGTAGCTTTGAAAAACGGTGAGACATTGATCTATGACAAAGAAGCTTATACTCGATATCGAAACTACCGCTTTGCCCGTAAGCAAGGTATGGATGGTAGGTACGATGAACTTGACTACGCAGAGCAAGAGGAATTTTTTATGTCCTTATGCAGAGACTGCTTGCCTACAGGAGGAGATCAATAATGTGGACATTGTTGTCGGTCATAATATCATTAATTTTGATAGGCCCGTTCTAGAGGAACACCTTGGTATCTCGTTCGATAACGTACAGGTAATCGACACTCTGGTTCTCTCACGTCTGTTCAATCCACAGCTAGACGGAGGACATTCTCTGAGAGCATGGGGTGAACGTCTGCACTTTGAGAAGGGTGATCACGATGACTGGACCAAGCTATCTGATGAGATGATTAAGTACTGTGAGCGTGACGTAGAGGTAACTGCCAAGCTGTACACTACCCTCTGCGAAAGGCTTGCTCAGTTTCCCGGTGAGTCCGTCGAACTGGAACATAAGGTTCAGGAGATCGTGTCTCAGCAGGAACGCAAGGGTTGGGTGCTTGACCTTGAGAAAGCTTTCGATATTCAAGCACGTTTGAAACAGAGAAGTATGGAGGTTGAAGATGAAGTACATAAAAGGTTCACGCCGCTACCGGTATTTGTTAAAGAAGTCCATCCAAAAACTAAGAAAGACGGCACCCTTAGTTCTGTTGGTCTTCGCTTTCTTGGGGATGATGTCGATACCGTTGCTGGTCCATTTTCACGCATAGACTGGCCGGAGTTTAATCTAGGTTCACGTCAACAGATTGGTAGGCACCTGAAGTTCTACGGGTGGAAGCCCTCCTCTTTCACAGAGAAAGGTCATGCTATTGTTGACGAGAGTATTCTATCTGAGGTGGACATACCCGAAGCCAAACTAATCGCTGAGTATCTACTGCTACAGAAGAGATCAGCACAAGTTCAGTCTTGGATAGAAGCGGTAGAGGAAGATGGCAGAGTGCATGGTAAGGTCAATACGATTGGTGCAGTCACGGGACGGATGACGCACAGTAATCCTAACATGGCACAGGTTCCTGCCTCTTACTCTCCGTATGGTACTGAATGCCGCGAGTGCTGGACAGTACCGAAAGGTTTCAAGCTAGTAGGTGTAGATGCCTCTGGCTTGGAGCTTAGAATGTTAGCCCACTACATGAACGATGAGGAGTACACACATGAAGTCACGAACGGAGACGTACATACAGCAAACCAGAAAGCTGCTGGACTTTCAACAAGAGACAACGCTAAAACTTTTATCTATGCTTTCCTCTACGGCGCAGGAGATGCCAAGATCGGAAGCATTGTCGGCGGTTCTCGCAGAGACGGAGCAGAACTTAAAGAAAAGTTTCTCTCTAACACACCATCTCTTCGAACTCTACGGGAACGAGTCATACGGGCAACCAAACGCGGACACCTGAGAGGACTAGACGGTAGACGTTTGATAATCCGAAGTGAACATGCAGCCTTGAATACACTTCTACAGTCAGCCGGTGCAATAGTTATGAAGAAAGCATTGACAATACTGGATGAGTATGCTATCATACATGGTATAGACTATAGCTTTGTTGGTAATATCCATGATGAGTTTCAAGTTGAAGTCAGAGAAACTCAGGCAGAAAAGTTTGGATGGTTGGCAGTAGAGTGTATCAAGGCGGCGGGTGACAGATTGGATTTGAGATGCCCACTCGACGGTGAGTACAAAGTCGGAAACAACTGGGCAGCTACCCATTAATCTGGGACGTCCCATAAAATAGGAGATTGAAATGAAAAGTATCGACACTCTCGTAGAAGATATCTAT